GATTCAGCCCGAGATTGACGAAGGCCGAGTTCATCAGATACGTGCCCGCGCCGAACACCAGCGCGTACGGCACAGCCCCCAGGGCTGTCTGCTTCGCCCGGATCGCCGCAGAGGAGTCCGTCACCCCGGACGGGTCGGCGCCGTAGTCATCGGCGTAGATCAGGTTCCCGGGCCGCAGGCCCGCTACCGTGATCTTTTTATTCGTCCCCGTCGGCGCCATCGACAGGTCGTGCACATCGACGATCTCGATCAGGTCGTCGGACCGCGGCGACGTCAGCGCCGCCTGCGCGCTTATCTTCGGCACGCCAGCCTCCTTAGTGCTTGGACAGCGCGAACACGACGAGCGTCGCGAGCGCCCCGGACAGCGACCCGCCGAGGAGGCACCCGCCGAGCAGCAGGTACTTGAATCTCTCCAGGGCGCGCAGCCGTACCTCGTGATCGGTCATCGTGGTCTGTCCCGTGTCCAGGCGGCCGTCAATCCTCGTTGAGAGGGTGGCGACCGTCGTCGTCAGCGCGGTCAGCGCCGAGTGCATCTCGCGCTGCTGGTCGAAGACGTCCCGCAGCGTGATCTCCATGCCCACGGTCACGGCTCCTCCTTGTCCGGCGCGTGCGGGTGCGCCTCGCCTGTCAGCTTCTCGTGCAGGTCCGCGGCGATCCGGTGCGCGGCCGCGGCGGCCCGGCGCACGTCGTCGAGGTCGGCCTTGTCGCCGACGACCCGGTGCCACAGCTTCTTCAGCGGCTTCAGGAAGGCAAGCCCGGCGGCCACGGTGATCAGGAACTGCAGCGGCATCGCGCCGACGTTCCCGCCGACCCAGCCCCAGTACTGGTGCCACAGCGCGATCACGCGATCTGCCACAGGGCGAGGGCGGACTGCGTGTGCACGATCGTCGCCGTGCCGTTGCTGGTGTTCTGCGCCCACTGCAGCTGGAACGTGCCCGCCGTGGTGCTCACGGCGAGGGTGCCCCACATGGATGCGGCCGCGAGGACACCCGGCCCGTTGGTGCCCAGCGCGTAGGCGGTGCCCTGGACGCGGGTGCCGATGCCGGCCGGCGTGCCGATGCCGGCGGTCCCCCCGGCGAACACCTGCCAGCGCAGGGTCGCGCCCGTCGGCGCGTTCCACTGGACCTTGATGTCGCTGCTGCCGTTCGTGCCGCCTTCGAAGTCGAGGTAGCACTGGAACCAGTAGGTGGCGCTGGCCAGCACCGAGACGAACAGGGTGTTGTCGTTGACCAGCGTCGTCGAGGACGTGACGGACTGGTCGGCCGCCTTGTACGCGGCCAGCGGCGCGACCCCCTGCACCTCCGAGGCCAGGATCCGCGACCCGGCGACGATCTTGCTGAGCGCTGTCAAGCGAGCCTCCTAGGTGAGCGCGTAAACGGGCGGGAACCACAGGCGCACGTCGGCGCCCGAGGTCTGGGCTTTGGTCACGCCGTTGATACCGCGCGTGACCGTGAACGTCTGCGGGCTGCTCGAGCCGGTGATATTCGTGACGGTGATCCGCTCGCCGCCGATGCTGATGTCGAACGGGAAGTCGGCCGCCGCGGTGGTCCACAGCGGCGTGCTGCTGCTCGTCGTGGCAACCGACAGCGACGTCGCGCCCGAGGTGGCGGAGCTGGCCAGCGTCGACCCGTCAGTGTCCGCCCGGCCGTACACCGCGTCATCGTAGATGGCCGTCTCGTACGGCGACTCCGGGCCGCAGGACCATTCGAGCTCGTGGAAGAACCCGCCGAGCGGCTCCTTCACCTGGTAGGCGACCTGCTTCACCGGGTCGTAGGTGATCACGTTCAGCATGTTGGCGAGCTGCACGTAATCGCCGATGTCCACGCTGGCCAGCGGGTAGTACAGGCTGGTGACGGCGGAGCGGGCCAGGTTGACCGGGATCACCGGCCAGCGCGCCTCGTTCACCGTGCCCATGTGCACCATCCACCCGGCCTCGTTCGGCAGCTGGCCGTCTGACTCCAGGCTGATCGTGGCGCTGCCCGCGTAGTCCCCCGCCCCGGTCGGCGGGTTGGAGACGGACATGACGGAGCCGTCATTGAGCTGGTACTGGTAGGTCGCCCCGGTGGTGGCGCCGCCGCGGGTGATCGTGGCGTCGTTGAGGATGTACCGGTCGTCGTAGACCGGTTCGAGCAGCGTCGAGGCGCTGGTGCCGCCCGCCTGCGCGAGCGAGTAGTCCACCGTGGCCGTCACCGCCTGGTTGGTCATGCTGGCCAGGGTGCGGTAGCCGAGGCCGAGACACGACCGGGGCTCGAACTGCTGCCCCCGGTCGGCGTCCTCGCATTCCTGCAGCAGCGTCGTCAGCGACGCGACCGACTGGTAGCCCATCTGCACGGACGTCTTCGGCGGCCCGATGACCCGGGCCCGGAACCCTTCCTCGCCCGCCAGCCGGGCGTAGCGGACCGCGGCAGGCTCGCCGAGCCACCCGTTCAGCGGGCCGGTGACGGTGCTGTCCGGGTTGGTGTAGCCGTTCAGCGCGCCGATGCTGGTATAGACGGGCAGCACCGCCAGGTGGCCGAACACGGTACCGGCGAGGATGCCGTCCGGGTTGAGCTGGACGCCGGTGACCGCGCCTACCGAGGCGGAGACGACGGGAGTTGCGGCAGGGGCGAACGGGCTCGTGCCGCCTGGGCTCATCGCCGCGAAGCTGACGTTTATGTCACTCAGCACCTGCTGTACCGCTATCTGGATGGCGAGCGCCTGCCCGTTGACGCCGGTCATGACAGTGACGTTGAACAGGTTCGTGCCGGACGAGTTGTACCCGACCAGGAACAGCGTGCCGGACGCGGCCGTCGTGTATTCCAGCTGGATCAGCGCGACGGTGCCCGTGGTCGCGATGTTCGCGACGAAGGTGATGCTCGGCTCGCCCCCGGCGGGGATCTGCAGCAGGAACCGGACGTCGTTCGCGGTCCACGTCCCGCCGTAGGACACGGCGGCGGTGAACTGGGCGCCGTTGCTGACGGGCAGCGCCGACGACCCGGGGAACGCGCTGGAGGAGGCCAGTTTCGGCGCCCCGGTGAAGTACATCGCCGAACCGCCCGCGGCCGAACCGAGCAGCTTCGCGCCCGCCGCGTCATCCATCGGCCAGTAGACGGCGACCGCCGGGGCCGTCTGGGCGGTGTAGTAGCGGCGCACCGGCGTGTACAGGGGCGCGGTGCGCTGGCCGATGCGGCGCAGCAGCCCGCCCGCCGTCACCGGCACGTGCACGTCAGTCCCGGTCACGTCCCACTTCGGCGGCAGCGAGCTCATCTCGCCGTGGTACCGGTAATCCCTCGAGCTGATCTCGGCGGTGCCGCCGAGCGTCCACGTGTTGCCCTGCGCGTCCGCGAACGACGTGGTGCCCGCCGTCTGCGCGGAGAAAACCGGGTCCGCCTTGACGGTGCCGCCGATGCCGGACAGCAGCCGGAACTCGTAGATCCGCCCGTTCGGCCCCGTGTAGGCCGGGTGCGGGTCGGTGACCACGTAGCCGGTGGAGTAGCCGACGGCGACGGGCGCGGCGCTGTTGAACAGGCTGCTGATCGTCCCGGCGACGGTGACCGCCGTGCCGAGGATCGTCCATGACCCTGCGATCGACGGCGCCGTGTAGAACGTCACCACGTGGTTGCCGGAGCCGTCGTTAAGCCGCAGCGTCGCCTTGACCGCGGTCCTGTGCTGCACCGGCAGCGGCAGCGTTGACGTCGACACGTAATCGGTGGTGCCGTCCCAGTACTCCAGGCTCACCGTGCCGTCGCCGTTCAGGTACAGCGCCCACGTCTTATGCGTCGAGTCAAGCCACTTGCTCGCCAGGGTGCACGGCTGCCAGTTGCTCAGCCACAGGTCTATCTGGATCTCCGTGTCGCCGGTGATGTCCAGGCCCACCGCGTCCGGGGTACTCGCGTAGCTCGTGGAGTCCGTCTCCAGCCGCATGTAATTCGCGTCGGCCGGGATGGAGAAGCGGAGCGGCGTGTTCCGGTTGAGATTCGGGTAGTAGGCGCCGAGCGGGTTGGCCGGGCTGAAGTTCCCCGAGCGGTTGTTCAGGTCGAACGTCGCCGACGACGGGGACACCGACGACGACTCGTCCGGGCGGCCGCGGGTGATCACCACCGGCGGTGACGTGCCCTGCCGCTGGTAGACGTCCAGGCTGATGTCCGTCCACTTGCCGCCGAGGTACAGCTCCGCCGTCAGGTCCAGCGGCGCGGCCGGGAACGGCGCCCCCGCCTCGTCGTACAGGAAATACTTGCCCGACTCGTCGAGCAGCGGCGCCCCGGCCTCGTCGAGAAGGATGGCCATCAGGTGCTCCCCTGACCGAGCACCTGCTGCACGTTCCCGCCGCGGATCCGGATCGCGTTCCGCAGCCAGCGCAGCAGCAGGTCATCCCCCGTGGCGACGAGCTCGATCTGCACCTGCCCGCCGCCCCCGCCGCCGCCCAGCATCCCCTGCGTCTGCGCGTTGCTGTACACCTGCGACCCGTAGGGAAGGCGCACCAGCTCCGGGCCGTACTCGCCGACCATGGTGTAGCCGCCGCGCGGGCCGCCGCCGGCCGCGCCGGTGATCCCGCCGTGCGCGAAGCCGAAGAAGCTTCCCACGCCGCCCAGCGCGTTCTTGACGCTGGAGATCGCGTTCCCGATCGTGCTGAAGATGCCCGAGATCACGTGGTACGCCTGCTCGACCGGGCCGATCAGCAGGTCATACACGACGCCCCAGTGGGAGCGGATAAGGCCGATCAGCCAGTCGACCCCGGCCATGATGTCATGCCAGTGCCGGATGATCAGCACCACCGCGACCCCGATCGGCCCGAGCAGGATCATCAGGGTCTGCTGCCAGTGGGTGCGTATCCACTCGATCGTCTCCCCGAGGACGCGGGAGATCGTGTGCCAGTGCGCGGTGATGAAGTCGACCGCCAGGCCAATAGGGCCGAACAGGATCGGCAGCAGCATCCGCCAGTGGCCCTTGATCCAGTCGAACACCTCCATCGCGGTGTGCAGGATCCACCGGAACGCGTCACCGGCGACAACGCCCGCCTCGTGCACGATGTCACGGAATAGCGCAGAGTGCTTGTACGCCTCGACCAGGCCGATCACCAGCGCCCCGATAGCCAGGATGATGAGCCCGACCGGGTTAAGGTCCAGCTCCAGGTTCAGCGCCTTCTGCACGACCGCCCACACCTCGGTCGCTATCGCCGCCGCCTTCACGATCAGCACATACGTGCCGATCACGCCGACCAGGGCGGCCAGCACGCCCAGCGTCACCTCGATCGCCGTCTTATTGTTCAGCATCCACGTGCCGACCGCCTTGACGACCGGCAGCAGCTTCTCCCCGATGCTGATCATGAGGGCGTCGAACCAGGCCCGCAGGTCCGCGAACACCTGCGCCGTCTGCTGCTGCGTCCGCTGCCACGCCGACCCGAAATCCTTCGCCCCCGCCGCGATCGCCGGATATTTGGACTGCAGCCGCGTCATGTTCTCCAGCAGCAGCGCGATCCCCGCGCCGGCTTTCTTCCCGAAGATCGCCGTGATGTACGGGCCCTCGTCCTTCGCGGAGATCCCTGCCGCCTTGAAATGCCGCGACAGGTCTTCCAGGGCGGGCAGGAGGCCGCCGTGCAGCTGGTCCTGCGCCATCTGCTGCGTCGTCATCCCCAGGTCGGCGAGGATCTTCTTCGCGCCCGCCGCCGGGACCGCGATCGCCTGCACGGCCAGGCGCAGCTGGGTGCCCGCGTGCGCGCCGCGGATGTTCAGGTCGCCGTAGACGGCCAGCGCCGCGCCGACGTCCTTCAGGGTCAGCCCGTAGCCCTTTACGATCGGCACCACGCCCGTGGCCAGCGCCTCCGCGAAGTCCTGCATCTTCATGTCGCCCGCGCCGACCGTGGCGTTGATCATGCCCATCGCCTGCGCGTAGTTCTTCGCCCCGGGGATGCCGGAGGCCACCACGGATGTCAGCGCGTTCGTCACGTCGACGAGATCAGCCCCGCCGACCCGGGCGCCCTCCGCCGCGACCTTGACGAGGTTCAGCATCTGCGGGCCGGTCGCGCCGAGCGACGACATGTTGGATGCGACGTGGTAGAGGCTCTCGGCGAGGCTGTCCGGGGAGAAGCCGACCTGTGACGCCAGCGCCAGCACCCCGGACTTCAGGCCCGCGATCTTCGCCTGCGGCACCCCGGCCTGCGTCGCGAGCATCTCCATGGACGCGTCGAACTTCGCCGCCATGCGGACCGACTCGGCGCCGACGACGGCGAGGGCGGCCCCGCCGAACGCCGCGAACTTCGTCAGCGTCGCACCCAGCCCCGTCGCCTTCGCCTCGGCCTTGCCGAACCCCTCGCCCGTCAGGTCTTTCGCCCGGACGATGATCTCGACTACGTTCGGCGTGGTCTACACCTCCCCTCGGTCTTCAGGCGTCCCCAGCTGCTCTATCCGCAGCAGCCGCAGCAGGCTCGCGTCCTCTCGGAGCACCTGCGACGGCAGGACGTGGAACCGGTCGCAGATACGCAAGATCAGCTCGGCACGAGTGAGCTCCGGTGGTTTGCCGACAGGGGTTCCATCGGCAAGGCTGCCTCCGGCGAGGTCGCGCCAGAGGGTGAGCCTCCGGGCAAAGGGCTATCGACCGAAGCGATCGCTTCCATCCACGCCATGACGATCTTCAGGATGAAGTCGAACTTCTGCGTGCCGACCCCGGCCCTCGTCGCCGGGACGGGATGCCCCTTGCGGGTGACGTTCCAGGCGACGAGGTTCTGTGCGAACACGTCGAGCAGGTCACCGGCCGACTTCGCCGCCGCGGCGCCCGTCGTGTCCTGCGCAGCCGACGCCAGCGCCGACACGCTGAGGAAGCCGTCGACCGACAGGGACTCCGCGGTCACCTCCAGGCCCTCCATGGCGGCATCGGCGAACCGCAACTTGTAGTGGGTCGCCTCGGGCTCGAAACCGGTCACATCTCCTCCGGCTCGTCGCTGCTTACGGGAGGTGACATGGTGCCGTCAGCCGGGTGCTCGATCCCCGTCATCGGAACGCCGTAGCCGGGATGCTCCTGCAGTCCGGTGACGGCGCCCGCGCGGTGCTCAGACGAGCACTGCGGGCAGCAGGTGAGACCCACCGCGTACGCCGTACCGCAGTCCGCGCAATGCCACAGGTCCGGCCTCAGCTCCATGTCGGCACCGACCCGTTGGCCAGGACTAGCGGCACTTCGGTCAGCAGTTCGCCGCTCGCGCTGCGCGTCACCTTGTAATCGGTCGGCAGCAGCGCCCCGTTGCCCGCCCCGGCCGTCCCTATGTTCAGGTTCTTGCCGTTCGTGGTCAGCGCCATCATCCGGTTCACGCTCGTGCTCGGCACGGTGGAGAACACGGCATGGAAGCCGCTTGTGGCCTGCGTGTCGAAAACAGCCTTCAGGTTGACGGAGCAGTCGGCGAGCAGGAGCAGCCGCTCCATCGCCGCCTTGTCGATGCCCGTCACGTCCTGCACCGCGCGCGGCGTGGCGAAGTCGAACTCCGTGACCGCGTTGCGGATGTCCTGCGAGGCGTTGGACGAGTCACCGAACTGCAATGTCGTCCACGAGAGCCCCGTAACCTTCACTGCCACTGGTCAGCCCCTTTCTGTTGCGTCTTTGAGCGCCTGCTGGTGCTCGGCGAAGTCCTCCACCCAGTCGGCCGCGCGCACGTGCTCGCGCCGCATGCCGGTGGGGTTGCCCCGCCAGTCCCCGCCCGTGACGAGGAACCGCTCGGGCAGCGTCTGGTGGTCGTCGAAGCAGCGCTGCCGCGCCTCGAAACGGAACACCGTCAGCCCGTCCCCGGTGCGCAGCTCGCGGAACGTGCGGCCCGACGACTGGCGGATGTAATCGGCCTGGAACTGGCCCAGCGGCGTCCGCTCGTCCACCGCCGTATCCCAGCCGTGCAGCCACGCCTCGCAGCCGACCTGCTGGCATGAGGCCGGGATCGTCGTGTCATGCGGGGAGCGGATGCGGTACGTCTGCATCGCCTCGGCGGGCAGCGCGGGCGTGACGCGGAACGGGCCGGACACTTAAAACACCACGCCCGAAATCAGGTTCCTGCAGAACTGCACCGCGAACGTCGCGGAGGAGAACGTGCCGGTGGTGACGACCTTCAGGAACTCGTTGATCGTCGTCACGTTCGACACCGCCACCCGCTGCGCCCCGACGCCGGTGAACGCCGAGCTCGTCAGGCCGGTCGACGAGTAGGTGCCGCCGGAGGTCGTCGCCGACTGGATGTCGATGGTGACGCTCGTCCCGCTGAACGCGACGACCTGGAAGTACGCCTGGCCGCCGAAGTTCGAGCCCGCGCCGTCGTCGAAGAACGCCCCGGTGGTGGCGGCCGAGTCCGTCCGCAAGCCCGCCGTCAGGGCCTCGCCCCACTCCAGGCCGAACCCGTTCGACTGGCAGGAAATCTTGCCTGTCAGCGCCCCGTCGGTCGCCCTCGTCCAGTCGTAGTTGATCTGCTTCGCGTTGATGCTGCAGGCCGGGTTCCCCACCGCTTGGGCGTACGAGGCGTTCGGCAGGAACGCCGACGCGATCACGTCCGCGGTCGGCAGGCCCGACAGGGCCGCGTGCTCCTGCCCGGCGCCCACGTCCGCGAACGTCGTGAACTCAAGGACGCCCTCACGCTGGCCGCCGAGCCGCTCACGCGCAAGCGACTGGATGCCCGTCACGTCCAGCGGGTGAATGGAGCCCGCCACGTTATCCAGCGCGGACACGTCGAACGACAGGTTGAAGCCCGCGATATAGAAGTTCGCCCCGAGCCCGGTGATTTTCGTTGCCATGTCAGGCCGCCTGAGTCCAGAGATTGTCGATCACGATTGGCAAGACCACAGTTGCCACGCGGAACAGCGTGCCGTCCTGCTCGAGGTAGCCGAGCTGCGCGCCCAGCGACTCGCCGTGCATGCCGAGCAGGTCCACGGCCATCGCCAGCCCCGCCAGGGTGAAATGGCCGGTGTACTCGCCGATCAGCGCGCTGGTCGCCGTCAGCAGCCGCTTGTCGATGTCGTCCTCCGGCTTCTGCGTAAAGCCGGTGCGGATGCGGATGTGGAACGTCACCACGCCCGCCGTCTCCGCCAGCCCCGACACCCGCGTCGACGGATGCAGCGACATGCCCCATATCTCCGCGCTGACACCGTAATTGGGCTTGGACTTCGCCTCGTGGGTCAGCACGCCGCCGAACACGCCGAGATTCAGGCAGTGCGTCCGCACCTGGTCGAAGAGGGCGTTCACGGCCGCCTGGTCAAAGGCCATTCATCCTCCCCGCGTAAATCGAGTCGAACATGGCCTGCGCGATAGCCGTCGCGATCTTGCGCATCTTCTGGCGGGTGCGGCGGAAGATCCTGTATCCCTTGAACCGGGTCGACTGGTTGCGCCTTGAAGTTCCTTCCAACCAGTTCCCGTAGACCACCGGGTCTTCGATCTGGCGCATGAACGGGCTGACTTCCACCGTCACCAGCTGGCTCTTGAAATGCCCGGTGGGGTGCTTGAAACGCCGGTCCATCGCCGCGCGCAGCTCGATGTCGGACAGCTCCGTCACCCGCTTCACGGCGGCGGCGAGGAACTCCCGCATGATCACGCCCCGCATCGGGGTGAAGAACGGGCCGCTGAACGTGACGACGATCCGCGTCGTGCCCTTCCGCCCGGCCATCAGGCCACCGCCAGCCCTGCGAGGAACCCGGCGATGACGAGGTTATGCCGGGCGTCCGCAAGCGCGTTGTGCTCGCCCTCCGCCTGCTGCGGAACCTGCGGATTGCCGAGCCGCTCAGCTTCCTGCTTGAGATCGTTCGTCCACATCGGGATGCCATCAGGAAGGCTGATCATCGACCCCCACAGCTGACAGAGCGCGACGTGGTCATAGGCGGCGTACCACGCCCACAGCTCGCGCTCCGGGATGCCCAGGATGAAGTCACGGACCTCGTTCGCGATCACCCAGTGCGGCTTGACTAGCGTGCTCCGCTTGTCCAGGCTCCATATCCAGCTGCTATTCGTCCGCGACGGCGGCGACGAGAGCGGCAGGTGCGGAACGACGTTCTCAATCAGCCATCGATGGTTAGCGATGCGCTTATGCAGCTCCTCCGAACCGACCCACTGGTCGATCTCGGAGTTGACCGCGTAGTACTCGCGGCCGTCCTCGGCAACCATGCCGATCGAGATCAGGTCGATGGTGCGGCCGTCCTCGATGAACTCGGTGTCATAGAAGATCTTCATATCGTCCTCTGCCGGTTCTTGCGCCCGCGCACGGTCTCCGCCTCGTCCCAGAGATCGGCGAGCGACATGCCGGGCGCGGGGCGGGCGTTGTCGCCCTCGCCGACCTCCCGCGCGTACCCGGACGTCTCCTGCAGCACCCGGTTCACCGTCTCCGCGATGGCCAGGTCCCTGATCACCGACGGCGGCCGGTGCCGGGAGACCGCCGTCGCCGACGACCAGGCCGACGCCGTGGTGCCCAGCTGGCCGCGCAGCACCGTCAGCAGGCGGGGAGCGGAGATCGTCGCCCCGGTGGTGTGAGAGGCGAGCACCGACCCGTTCCAGGCCCGCTGCACGATGTAGGCGTTCGTCCCGGCGTTGCCGGTCAGCAGCATCTGCTCAGAGTCCACCTGCACGATCTCGCCCACGTTCAGGCCCGCGCCGGACGCGGTGAGCGTGTTGTCGGCCGCGCTGACCGTCGTGCACCCGGAGCCTGACAGGGTGAGCGTCGTCGACGTCATCGACTGGCCGGACACGATCACCCGCTCACCCGTGTACGGCGCGATAGCGCCCGCTGTGCCCGCGTTGCTGGGGTACGGGGCCGAGCCGCGGCCGAAGGAGATGATCATCACGTCACCGACGCCGATCACGCTGCTGTCAGTGACCGTCAGCGT